AATCGCCGCGAAGCAATGCATCCATTAGATGTTCTGCAAAAATGTCGCGTTCATCCGCCAGCAATTTCTTGCTGATTTCCTGCTCCCACTTCACGGCCCACGGCATGATCGTATCCGTGACGTACTCGATCGCCTGATGCTCGATATTGCTGAACGTAGATCGCAACAGGTGCTGGATCTTGTGCGGCGGCATACGGAACCAACGAGCCACATCTTCGATTTGGAATTGCCGAGTCTCGATAAGCTGGCCGTCGTTCGGTTGCACCGATCCGGCGGCGTTGAATTTCAGTCCCTCTTCCAGAATCGCCAGCTTGTTCGCGTTGTCCGGCCCTGAGTGAACCGTCTCCCACGACTTGCGAAGGTTGCCGCGAGCCTGATCGGATAGCTTGCCGGGGTGTTCGAGCATGCCGCCGAGGTTCATCCCGTTGGCAAAAAACGAAGCGGCGAATTTCTGTGCAGCAAGGGTCAAGCCCAGTGAATCCCGCCCGGTGCTAGCGATCATCAGCCCCACGATGCCGGTGATGCTGAATCCCTTGAGGTGCATCACCTCGTCCGAGGCCAACGTAGTTCTCCCGTCAATGATGTAGACGAGACGCTTATTGCTGTCTCGGTCTACCCGCACGCGCCACGGTTCGAGCGGCCACAGATACGCCGGATCGCCGCCGCGAGTTGTTTCAATCTCCGCGTAACCGCCGCCCCACAGAACCGCCGCCGCCGTTACCGCTTGCCGAAAATCGAAGGCCGTCATTTCAGGATTTGGATTGTCGTGCAGCAGTCGATAAATCGGATGTTCGGGGAACCGTTCTTTCCCGCCGCCTTCGATGCGGCGGTACAACAGCAGCGGCAACTTTGCCAAGTCCTCGGCAATATTCCGCACACAGCCGAACACCGCCGAAGCCGAAAGCGCCGTGATTTCATTGACGTTGACGCCAGCAGATTTTACGCCGCCGCCGAAAAACTCCTGCAGCCACTGCGGAGGATCGGTTACGGAGGCGCGTTGCTCGTCTTTCACGGCGTCCGGGTCAATAGTATTGCTGCAAAATTTCATTAGATAACAGTAATTCCGCGATCTTCGTACACGCTGGGGCCGACAATGGATTTCAAAGCGGGCTGCATGGCGTTCACAAGTGCCGCCATCCCGTCAATCTTGCTCCGGCTCTTTCGTTTATTGAGCGAGTAGTTGCCGTTTTTGTCGATATCGACCACCACATTTGAGGCATGCCAACGCATAACCGGGTGGCCGTTGTGCCACAGCCGCGACGCCTTCAGCAACCGCTCGATTTCTTTCGCCGGCAAATCCTGGCTCATCCAACCCTGGCCGGCGGCGAACACAGTGAATCCATCTTCAATCAGTTCCGTTTCAAGTTGCTGGCCCTGAAACTTCCGGTCGATAACCAACGCCTTGATGTTGAACCGCTGGCCGATCTCGTTCACATCTTTGCGGAGTTCGCGATAGTCAACCACGTTGCCGCTCGTCAACCGGAATAAATCCTGCTTGGCCCACGCCTGATACGGAACCTTATGCTTCCGTTCCAATGCACCGATGTTTTCCGCCGGCAACCAGAACCACGAAAGCAGCTTTGCCCCGCCGTCTGTAGGGAATAACAACACCAGCGCCGTCGTGTCGTCGGTCGCCGATAGGTCAAGGCCCGCGTAACACGGTTGGCCGGCAAGCGACGCCTCGTTAAAATCAGCTTTGCAGTCGTCCCATTGCTGCATCGAAAGCCACGCATCGGCGGCTTGAATCCATTGGTTTAACCGATACCGCCGAAAGCTGTTTTCCTTTGCCGGCGAATCTTTCGCTTCGTTGAAATCCGCACGAAACGCAGCGGGGTCAATCGTTACGCCGTAGCTCGGATTGGACTTCTTCCACGTTGACTCAAGCGACCAGTCATCTTCGTTCGCGGCCTCGGCAATGTAAGCGAAAAACGTCGGGTCGATAACGTCATCGGATAGCACCCGCTTTGCGTACTGATACTGCTCGCCGCAAATCGTTTGCAGGTCGCCGCCGGCGGTCGTGATGCTCAGGTGCAACGGCTGCGTTCTCGCCGCGCCCGCATACCGCAGGCAATCCCATAGCTCCCGGCCCGGCTGCGCGTGAAGCTCGTCGAACAGAATCGCCGAGGCGTTCAGCCCCTCTTGTCTGTGAGCGTCCGCCGACAATGCCCGATACCGCGAACCGCCCGGCCCGGTGAGAATCTTCGTTGACTCGCGAACGAAAACATGAGCCGAAAGTTCCGGCGACGCCTGCACCATCTTCATCGCTTCGCGGTAAATCAGCGAAGCCTGTTCGCGATCCGCCGCCGCCGAATATACTTCCGCCGCCGGCTCGCCATCAGCAATCATCAGGTCGAGACACAGCCCGGCGAGCAGGGTCGTCTTGCCATTCTTTTTCGGCGTGCTGATGTACGCAGTGCGATACCGTCTCATGCCCTCGGCGTTGGCCCATCCGAACAGCGGCAGCACGATGCCTTCGTATTGCCACGGCAAAAGTTCAAACGGTTGTCCGGCCCATCGGCCTGTCGAATGCCGGATGAACCTGCGGAAGAATTCCCGCACTCGCTCCGCACGCTGCACGTCAAGAAAAAAGCCATTCTCAATTGCGGCTTTGTCGTTTTTGGTCACTGGGCAATCTTCATGAATCCGGCCAGGTCATCGCCCGGTTTTGCCGGCTTCAATCCCCCGCCGAGTCGTTGCCGCGTCGCCGGGGTCAATCCAAATTCGGACAGATAACCACGAATCGCCGTGAGCGTTTTCGTTTTGATTTTTACAGCGGGGTGTTCGACGGTCGATCCCTTGTCGTTCACGATTAGAATCCCATCTCGCTTGATCGCGACCTCACTCGCCGCCCATTGAGAATACAATCCGCAATACGCCGCGAGTGCCACGCGGTCGGTTCGCTGCAAAATGTCCTGCGAGTCGAGCAGCAAAACCATGCGATGCCATTCTTCTATCGCGGTCTCATCCAAGTGCGGCGGCGGCGTTCCCGCACCGCCACCGAAATTCGGCTCGGGGCGAACCGCGCGACTGCCTTCTGCGATTTTCATGGCGTTCGGTTTGGGTTTTCGGCCTCTCATGGTTTTGTTTTTTCTCGAATAGGCGACAAATCGATTCAAGGCTTACACGTCGGCTGTAGGGCAAAAGATGCTAGAGAATACATGGCCCCCCGGTGCTTGGCAGCGAGTCGCTCTTAATCGAATTGCACATGAAGCAAGCTGCCTGCGTGTTCTGGTAAGAATGCTCGCCGCCCTTGCTGATCGGGTGAATGTGATCGACCGTTGCCGCTCTTGGCTCAGGCACAGCCCCTGTCATGGGTCGATGACAGATAGCACATTGACCATTCTGCCGAGTTACAAGCCTTCTTATGTTTACATACTCAATATAGTTGACCCTGACCCTCATCTCGCGGCGTCGCTTAGCTATCTTATTTTGGTCTCGGCGAGCAAGCAACGTGCATTTGTCACATCGCCTCTTCTTCCCGCTACTGGAATGCATCCGAAGTATGTTGCATTCCTGGCAACGATAAAATTTCAGTGATGCCGTATTCCCATAACCCAACCCATATCGCATGGTCGCCGATCGCCTAGTCATTCGTGAAAAATTTCGCCGCAGTAACTCAGCGAGGGGCAGTCGTTCCGTAATCTTCCGTTCCGTAATCTTCTTTCCCTTGGCGTTCCTGGTCTTGTAAGCAAAAGCGCATTGCCGAGAGTGGAACGTAACGCGATCAATGCTCTTTGGCATAAACGAGCAACCGCAATTGCGGCACGTCTCCACCTTCCGCCTGCGTCGCGATGATTGCCTACCGCATTCTGTAGAACAGTATTTACTATCGCGTCCGCTGTATTCCGTGCCACACCTATCGCATCGCATCACACCCTTTGGGAATCGGTTGATTGTTGAACACTTGCTCGAACAGACTTGCTTCGGACTACCTACACTACAACCAAACTCAACATCACAAATAACGCAGCGCCTCTTGATTGAAACTACCGGCGTGTATCTAGCAGCACATCTGCAAGCATCGGAACAATAACGCGATGGACTACCACGTCCCTGCCGACGCGGAAAAGATTGTCCGCACTGAATGCAGGCCATGGTTCCTAGCGGCGATCCTCTGCCGCCGTCTTGGTGCTGTGGCACGATTTGCATAACGATCGCAAGTTTGTCGAGTCGTACGATAAGTCGGGTCGATTGCGTCTGCTGAGAACGTGGTCAACTTCCGTTGCAACGATCATTCGTCCGCTTGCAATGCAATCATTGCAAAACGGCTGGTCGGCGAGAATCATCTTTCGGAGCTTGCGCCACGTCGTTGACCAATAGAAATCGCGGCCTTCGGCGTTTCGTTCAGAGTAGGCCCGTCTCTGTCCTCGCTTACGCTCTTCTTGTGAAACGCCTATTGAGAATGTGGGTGCCTTAGTTGGCATCTTCTCCGAGTATCTCAGGCAATGCGTATGTGCCGTCCGTACCCGTGGTGAATTGTATCTCTGTACCGTCGCCGCGAATGCCATAGTAGGTGGCGGATTGCAGCAGCGTCACTTCTAGCAGCCCGGTCGAGGCGTGGCTCGTCGCCGTGAATTCTTTTGAGTTGTAGCTGTTGGCGACGGTGCCTGGCCCGGCGACCATCTTAAACGTGACGACTACACTGCCGAGTACAGTACCGCCGCCAGTGCGCGTTGTGAGGTAGGCGTTGGTTTGACCTGCTGCGGCGGGGGTGATTGTGACGGCACTCATGCTGTAGGTGGCCGTCTCTGTACCGTCTACCACAATGGTCGTGCCGGCATAGGTGTACCCGGCTTTTGTTATTCCGACCGTCCATGTGCCGTCGTTCACATTGAAGGTGGCGATACCGCCGGCGATGGTCGTGGCGGTGTAAGTATCTACGCCGAGCGTAAGGCGAACGATTGCGCCGACGATGACTGTTGCACCGTCGTTTACGGTGATGGTTACTGTTCTTGCGCCGCTGCCGCTTCCGCCCGTAGTCGCCACGGCCCCCGCGGTGGTGTCGATTTCGCCTTGTCCGGTGCCGTCTTTGATCGTCACCTTCGGGAAGCCGGCGGTGTCGGGCGTGGCGTTTGCGGTGCCGCTCCAATATTGGCTATCGACCGGCGGGGTAAGCAGCAGCACAACCGTCTTGTCGATTGCTCCACTGATTTTGAACGTGAGCGTTGTTGCCCCTACTCCCGCGGCAATCGATGCGTTCACGATGCCCGCCTGATACATGCCCGGACAATTCGCCGCGTCTATTTCAATCCACCCGCCGCTTGTGAACGTGCCGAGCGTGGCCGTCGCCATCGTGATAGTAGTTGCCGTCGCCGCGCCTTGGCGGATGTACCGGCCCGTGACGCTGCCGAAGGCGATGCCGGTCTTGCCTTGGCCGGTGGTGCTGTCGCGGATCATCACCTCAATGATTTGCGAGGTCGCGCCGTCGAGTTTGATGTCTTGTGCGCCCATTAGTCATCCACCACGATTACGCTGCCGGCGGGTGCGATTTGATTGCTGCCGATGTCGAATGTTCCGGGTACTGAATTGTTGCCGAAGCTGATACTTGCCCCAGCCGACTTGAGTTGCAATCCACCCACCGACGCTCCATCAATGTCGTAGTCATCCGTGCCGGAATTAACGAACGGGTTGCCGTTCAGTGTGACGGCGTTGGTGACGGTCAATCTTGCTCCGCGTGTCGCCGCCGTTCCGTTTGCTCCGAAGGCGTCGTTGAAAGAAAAGCCGCGGCCCGTCGTGTAATTATTTACGTCGATACCGTAGGTTGTGCATCCGTAGAACAGGTTATTCGTCGAGCTTATCGGTGTGTTGTTCGCACCATAAAACAGCCCCACGCCGCAATAGGCGAAGGTACAGCGAGAGACAACAATCGGGTTATCAAATTGCAGCCCCGCCGTCGTGCATTTGTAAAATAACACGTTTGTTACACCGCCGTTTGATGTTCCGGCTGATCCGAATGTGCCACCCTTGATGATGGAGTCGGATAGCGATTTGTATGCGACGACACTTATCCCAAGATTTCCCGTGCAAACGATGCGATGAAACATCGTACCTTGACTGTTTACGGCACTTCCCCCGCAATTCTTCACGATGACGTTTGTAACTACACCAGAGCTGTTGCCACCAAATGCCACCGTACCCGTTCGCGTCGGATAGTCGCCGTCGATGATGATGCCAGTAACGAATGAAGCATTGGCCGAAATCGTAATGGCCGCCACTGAGTTTGCCCCACACCTTAACGTAGGAGCCGATGCTGTTGGTGCGGTGATGTCGCCGCGGGTCGTGTTGTATCCGATTAAAAACGATGGTACTACGCTGAACGTCAGCCTGCCCGCGGCGACGTTACTTGACGATGAAAGCGTATAAACCGCGTCAAGTGTTGCGTTGTTTTTAAGATAGCAGAGGTTGCCTGCAACCCAAGACCCGAATACCCACCCCGGCGACGCCAGCGCCCCGCCGAGCCGAAACGTACACGCCCCGCCCGTTGCCGATGTCGTGCCGTTGAGCGTGAGCGTGTTTGCCCCGGTGTCCACGCTGGTGACGGTGTAAAATCCGATCGTGCCACCGATGAGGCTGAGGATTTGCACCGCGTTGCCCTTCATCGCGGCGGTGACGGTAGCGGAGGACGTGTGAACCGTGATAACCGTCGCGTTGGCGGTGCTGGTAGCAATCGCGCCATTATCGTGTATCTGATAGGAATCCTGCTGGCTGTAATCGACGCTGCTGCCGTCGGCGGCGGACGCATCGTAGTAGCCGCCATTGGAATCACTTCCGGCGGTTCGAACTTCCCAAACTGCTGTGGTAGAAGCGGCCATTAAAGTGCATCCAAGTTAGTCACCACGTCCACCAGTTCGCCGCTGTTGAGCGACGCCAACACGCGGTCGGCAACGTCCGCCCGGCGGTTGTAGGCATCGGCCAGCGACTGCCGAGCGGTCGATTGTGCCGCGATGCGTTGATTGAGTTGCCGCGCGTCCGCAACGTCATTCGCGACAGGAATAAAATCGAGCGTGCGAACTTCGCCGAGTGCTTTGACGGCCGCCGCTGTCTCTGCCGACATAACGCCGACAGAAGCGAGCTGGTCGATGACGCCGCGTACCTCGGCCAGCCCCACGTCAACGCCCGGCCCGGTGGGGTCGAGCAGGCGCAAGATTTCCGAGCCTTGCAATGCGGTCGCCGCGTCGGAGCTTGCCGACATTGCCCGCAACGCACCGGCCAGCTTCAGGCCTTCGGCAAAGCCAACCGCGGCGTAGATGCTGGTAGTAGTGATGAGTCGGCTGAATAGCGTGACAGCCCCGCCCGCCACAGATGCGGCAATCACGGCGTCGGAACCGACGCGGCCTTGAATCAGGTCGGCGAGTTTTTTGCGTTGTGCGTTTGTCATTTTAACTTCGGGATGAATTGGCCGGGTGCTGGCATTAGATGAGCTTCTTAAACGGCCCACGGGTACACGCGACGAGCCGAGCAACCGCGACTGGATACCCCGCGAAACTTTCGGCGGTGATTGCGATGGATGGACTGTTGCCGCGGGCGTCCTTACTCAAAAATTCTAATCCGTGGGCGGACAGAGTGGCGTCGCCCTTTAGCAGGACGTGGCCGAAGCTGTCGGTGTTGGTTACGTTCACAGATGGGCCGCGATACTTCGCATATGGCTTTCCTTCCGCAGCGTTTGGGTTCAATCTGCCGATGGAAATCGAGCCGCTAATCGTGCTGTCGGCGACTTTGATTGTCCCGTGGCGGAGTTGCAACGCCTCTTTTTTCATTGTGTTGCTGGTGTTGTCGAGCGTCAGGTTTTTTAGCGAGCCGTTTGCACCCATGACCCGTAGGACTGCTTCCCATTCGCTCCCGTGCGGCGCGTCGTAGCCGTCAACGTCAACGCCGTTCAAGTCGCCATTGCCGGCGGTGTACCAATCGCCCAAGTACATTCCATATTTCCAGAGCCGTGCTTCGTGATTCACATTGCGAACCATGCAGCCCGTGCCGAAGTCGCCGTGAACGAGTCCGCCGCGGTCGGTCATGCGTCCGCCGTGGATCTCCACCTTGCCGCCGAAGATGCCGACGAGGGACACCCACCGCGGCACAGCGATTGTCGCGAAGCCCTTGAGGATTAGATGCCCGCCGGGTCGCACGACGAACGCACGTCGGCCCTTGCCCTGGTTCACGCTCGCCAACGCCGTGCAGTCTAGATGTTCGCCGGGCTTGCCGGTGATGACTGTTTTCTTCGTGATGATGTTTTCGCTGGTGATTCTCATACAAATCCATTCGCGTCATACCCCGACAGCCGCAGATGCTCCGTAGCCCCCGCTGGCGTATGTTCATCATCCAAAATTGCCGCGTAGCGTCCGGCGAGCCGCGATGCCACGTCCGCCACCGTGCCGCCCCAGTCAATCTCGTCAACCCAGCGAACCACTTCGCCGGTTTTGTGTGCGGTGAAAGCTAGCGTCTCGCGGTACGCTCTGAATAAGTTGTCCTGCGTGATGCTGTCCCAACTGTACAAATGCGGGTACGCCAGCGTCGGCGCGGGTTCGATGTAGGCTTTGCAACCGTCGCCCAACATCGCACGCACAAGCTCGATCGATTCAGACTCGCGAGAGTTGGGTTGGTAGTCATTCGACCAATCGAATGCGATGCTCATGCCCGCGTTGATGAGCGGCCTTACGCTGTCGGTGATTCTTTGCATGTAGTCGTCGCCGCTGTACGGCCCTTGACGGCTTTGGAAGTTTTTGTCGCCGTGTAGTGTGCCGAGGTAGGCGATAACTTCCACGCCGCTTTCGGTGATAGGACGCCACGCCGTTGCGAAGTCGCGGACGGTTATCAGGTTGGCGTTCTTCGCATGGATCGCTTGGTCAAAGCTGAACCAGCCCACGACGGCACAGAACGGATTGTGCAGCAATATCCGCGGCTTGCCGGCGCTGGCGAGCCAATCGATTTCAGGCTGAATCACCTGCTGAATGAACGCCGGCCAGCCGAGTGCGACCAAGTCCGCCCGCACGCCGTACTTCGTCGGCGGGGTGTTCAAATGCTGGCCACAAATTTGTATCGCGGAAATCATGCGTACACCAGCAATTCCGCCTTCTCCGCGATAGCCTTTTCAATCCGCTGCTTGGCAATCTCGAAATATCCTTTGTCGATTTCAACGCCGATGAACTTCCGACCGGTTCGTACACATGCGACGCCGGTGGTGGCGCTGCCCATGAAGGGGTCGAGGACGGTTTCGCCGTTAACCGTGTATGTGTTGGCAAAATATTCCATTAACTCGGTTGGCTTTTGGGTAGGGTGAACACCGGCCCGTACCTTGCGGAACCGAATAATTGACCGCCGCCTTTTGTGCGTAGCGGTTATCACGTCATCCTTATTCATTGTGTGCGACATACGCGACGAATCGCTAGGGCTTGCCGCTGGCTTGTATCTAATTGGAGTTTTATATTTTTCGCCTTCTGAGTTGTAAAAAGGCGATGAGTCGTAAAACACTACAACATCTTCATGTTGCCGCATGGGTTGGAATCTTGCGTAGTTAAACCCCGCCGGAATTTCTTTGTCCCAAACCCAGCAGTATCGAAAATGATTGCGATTGCTGTTTATCAACAACGTGGTAAAAGGCTGGCTTGCCGTCACCACAATTGCAGCCGACTTTTTTGCCGCGTGCCGGATGCCGCGCCACATCGGCGCAAACGGGACAACCGTGTCCCAGGCACAAGCGGTCGTCCCATACGGCGGGTCGGTAACAACCGCATCCACCCCGCTCAAGTGCGGCAGAATTTCCAGACAATCGCCGCAATACAACTGCACGCTTCCGTCGTCACTCGTCCAGTCGGGTTCCATCATGCGAACTTCTCGTCCAGCATCCTCAAAACCGCCGGCGTGAACATCACCTCGGCGATGAGGCGGTACATGGAAAAGCGGCAGTACATCATGTCAATGTCGCCCCGCGTATGGCCGTCATCACCGCAAAGTGCCCGATAAATTCCGTGCGGAGAAATTGAGCCTTTGCCTTAACCGTCACCCTGACCGCGGGCCGACCGTCCAGCGGCTGCAGCACCACCTGGAACGTCGCGTCGCGTTTGTCGGCCACGATCGACTTCCACGCATCCACAACAATTATTCGATCCGCCGGCGGGATAAGGTCTTGCCAGCTCCAGCCCATTAGTTGTTCACGGGTTGCTCCAACGAGCGTTCGGTAGCCTTGTGACGTTTTTGTCGCGCCGCCGCTCGCGTCGGTTGTGAACGTCAAGATCGTGTTGCCGATTTCGTGCGCCAAGGCCGTCGTGAACACGTCATTTTTCGCCAGATATTTTACTTCGATGGCCGTTGCAACAACCAAGTCTTTGACCGACTGGCCGCCGTTGGCCGATAGCTCGCATTTTACCAGTCGAAGAATCTCGGTCTGTTCCTGCTGCGTGTGCGTCATATTCGCTCGCCACGCATGATGAGTCTTGGCGCGGCGGAACGCCCACAGAATGCAATAGCCAACCGCCGGCGGCCCGCCGAACCAACCAGTGATGAACAGCGTCCAGTCGAGGATTGGCGAGAAGCCGGCGAGCATCACGCCTTGACCGCCTTCACTTTCGCGGTGACGCTCACGCCCTGAGCCGCCTCAAGCTCCTGCCTCTTTTCTAGGTTGTCGGGGATGAACGGTTCGACGGTGTTGACCACGGTGCGGAAAGCACTCTTCCACCGCTGCCCGCGGATGAACAGGTACAGCGACGCGGCTGCGGCGGCGATGCTTACCACCGCCTCGCCGTAGGGAATGACCGCGACGGGTACGTCCACCTCGCCGCCGGGGACAACAATAGTTATCGATGGTTGAGTTGCGGCGCCTTTGAATGCCGTTGCCGCTCGGTCGAGTGCCGCACAACCATTGAGTGCCGCCACCACAGCCGCCAGCATCGCGACAATGCCGATGACGACGATCGCGTAACACAGCCAGCCGGGGAAGATGTTGCGGGGTCGGGTCATGTCAGACTCCAATGAGTTCCATCTGTTCTACGTTCGCCACGCCACAACTTGGACTGAACCACAGAACCTCTTTGTGGCGGTTCGCGGCGTTTCCGGTTTTGGTTTTACTGCTCGCCGAGGAGGTGTACGAACTGCCTGTCGAGTACCGATGCCGCCGCCACGTCTGCGGTATCAGGTGGTCGTGTTCGTCCGAGTATCCGGCCAACACAATCTTGATTCGTGGGTCGTCCTGCCGATCCAGACACCATTGCCGCACCGCGTTCGAGATGTTGTGATCGTCGGTTCGGTACAAGTTCTTGCCGCGAACCGCGCCGAGATACGGCGGGTCAAGAAACACGCCGACGGTCGAGCCGGCACTCATCGCGCCATCAGTGACAACCCTTGCCCAATCCCCGCAGCAGACGCGAACGCGGCGAAGGCGGGCGGCGAGTTCGCCAAGGTACTGTTGTACGCCGCTGATCGAAGTTCGCCTGATACCTTGATCGGGGCCGAGGTGCGGAAGCTGGCGTGTGATACCTCGACCGGCATCGCCAAGGTGCGGACGCTGGCGGCGATCTACCAACTTCCCGTCCACCAAAACGTGCGGCCCTTTGCCGGTGCACCACCCGCCGCCGATCCAACTGCACAAACCCCAGACCCACCAGCCGGCCACCTTCGCATCGTAGAAATCCGGGTCGCCGTGCAGCTTTTCAATTCGATCAACGCCGGTGTTGACCAGCCAGGCGTGCCGTGCGTGCTTGTCGCATTCATTCACGGGCAGATCGCAATGAGCGGCCACCGCGTCCGGGTCGGCTGCCAACGCACGCCAGAAGTTCGCGATAAAACAATCGGCATCATTGACCGTTTCGATGCGTCCCGTGTGTGAATCGGGACGTTCAAGCAGCACGGCGATTGAACCGGCGAACGGCTCGATGTAGTTCGATACGTCGCCCAGCGCGTCCCAGACGATGCTGGCCACGCGACGCTTGCCGCCGAAGTATTGAAACGGTGCCTTCATATTTTTAGGTAAAAGCGTCGGCGGCTATGCGTCACCGCCGACGCCCGGGGAGGGAGAAGCGAAATCTGGCGTTGTAAACTGTTGTAAACGCGGTACTTACGAATAATCTGGAAATCGATCGATTATTCACTTGACAACCGAACGCGACTGGTTACAATGTACTCATGCAATCGAATACCGGTTGCAACCGACGCGGCCCGGACGGACGCGAGCAACCCGGAAACGGGTAGGAGAATCGGATGAATACGACGAAAATCAACCTGAGTGGGACAATCAAGACGACCGCCGCCGGCAGGCGGGTCGTAGACGTGAAATTCAATCGCGCCGTCAACAACTCGGATTACAATATGATCAATAATTCCGAAAATGACGCGGTGCTTTGCGTCGGCGCTCGAGAATTCACTTTTTCTGCATGGGGAAAGGAATTCAAAACCTCTGCCGGCGAATGGAGGATTTATTGTTATGTCGATGAAATTACGCCGGCCATCGATCCTGCCACCTCACGCATCTACTCAGCCTGTGGTCGCAGCGACTGTCGCCGCCGGATCGGCGAATTTTGCTGCGACTGCCATGATGCAGAATAATTTTTTCGCCGTCCAGCTTGTGACGGTGTGGCCGGGGCTTTCGGGGGAACCGTGCTGGACGGTATCCAGCAGCAGCGGCGAGAGCCGCAGGAGATTTACGATGAGCCTCACAATCGAAATCGTTCGCGACCGAATCCAGTTTGAATCGAACGAATCAGCCGAACGCTGGGCGACAGAAATCGAAAAGCTTTCCGGTGCCACAGCGATACTTGGAAAAGGGAATGACCGCAGGAATTTCACGGTATGGGTTTCAACTTCGGAAGGCCCGTTTTTTGTTAAATCGCGCGGACTTGAAATCGAATCCAATCGTCGCGGCAACGAGCCGACGGCTGAAATCATCGCAGCATTTGAGGCAGCGGAAGCTGCTGATACCGCCGGGTGGAAAGCGGTGACGGGGCCAATATTCTGGTTCTCGCCCCGCCGCGATTAACGTCGTTGCGGGGCTTTTCGGGGAACCGAGTCTGCCGGACGCAGACAGCAGCGGCGAGAGCCGCGAGGAGATTCAAATGTATCTGACCGACACCGAACTGATGGACATCGCAGAGAGATTTCAAGCCGGATTTTTGGACAACGACATGCGAAACGGCAAACTCGAAAAAGGCTGGCCGGGCGCGTACCATCCACAGTATCAATCGTATGACATCCACAGCCCGGAAATAGTCGTCCGGCCCGAATTGGATCTGGGCGACACGAGGCGGACCGCCCATACCTATTTCCTGGTCAACCGGGTCACCGGGACGGTGTCATGCCAGTCCTACGACATTTCTGGCGCGCGTGTCTAGATTTCTCTTCCCCCGCTGTCTAGGTTGAGACGACGGCGGGGGTGCTATTGGAGCAGCAACATGATCGTCGATCCAGTCAGTTATCGTCTCGGTTTTGCCGCCGGCGTTCACAGCGTCACCGCGCCGGGGGGCCGTGCGAAGTCGCGCGCGAAGTCGATTGCATGCCGCGCCAACGGCAAGCTGGGCGGGCGTCCGAAGGGCAGCAAGAATACGAAGCCGCGACAGCCCCGTAAACTAGTATCTGTATCCCCTTAGAAACGCGATAGGATATAATATGACCATGGAAAACAAGAATATCACAATTATCAATAACACCGGCAAGGATATTCGCATGTTTCACGCGATGTTTTTGGAAGCGGCAAAAACCGGCAAACCGCTGCATGAATTTATCATTAACATTTTTACCATGCGCGACATTATCCGTACCGACAAGGAGATTCGCGTCGTGGTTGAGTTTGCCTAACCGCGTGGCCGCCGCCGCTAGTCCCCGTCCATCCGCTGCACCGCCAACTCCCCCGCCATCTGCACCCGCGGCCACCCGTCGCGCACGGCGTAGACGTGCCGGCCTGTCTCGGTATTGATGCGTCGCAATCGAAACCCGTCAAGGCTGAGTTGTTCTATCACCTGCTCGACTTCGGCGCCGGTCACCGTTTGACCGGCAGCCCGGCTGAGGTCGTCGGCAACGAGTCGAATCGGCGCGGGGCGGGGCGACACGATGGTCAGGAGTACGCTGGCGAGGTCGGCGGTTAGTTGAGGGGAGAGCATGGGGTTGAACTGGTGACGATTTGTCACCGTTACATCGGAAGGTGACACTGGCTCAACTGGCAATGCCGCCGCCGTCCGGTTCGTTCACGCGAGGGGAGGCTGGGGTTGCGGCGACGGGCGCGGCGGAGCATGTCCGTAACCGAACTGCGGGCCATCCCGAACCGCAGCCCGATTTCGGCGTGAGTCTCGCCGGCCAGGGCCAGGTCGTACACGCGGCGTTGGCGGATAGTCATTTCTTGCTGTGCCACTAAATACGTTACACCGTATGTCGGGTTTGTACGTTATTAGGGTTTTATCGGGGATTTCCCTATGCCGACTCGTCCGCATCCGGCGGCGTCCACCCGCGCCGCGCCGCCGCCTCGCCGATGATTGAATGCGAGCCGGGCAACTGCCGCAGCGACTGCGGGCTGAGCGTGTCCAAGAAGCATTCGTATGACCGACACCCTGTCCTGACATACCCGAACGGCCAAACACGCCGCAGCGTGCGGCACAGGCGGCACAAACACGGTTGCATCGGCGTCGTCGTGGCCGTCGGCGGGTACTCGACAAGCTGCGAATGGAAAATCGTCCGGCTCGGCCCGCCCTGATCCCACGAATACCAGCCGCCCTGCCGCCAATAATCCTCGAACCATACCACGCTACACGTCCGCCCCGTCATCTTCCGTCTCGTCGCCTGACACTCGGCCAGCAGGTCCCGGCGTTGTCGCGACGGCATCGACTTCACCGCCGCTTCACTTTCCAGCATCGCGAGTCGTGCCGCCCACGAGAGGCGGACGCGGGGGAGACGGGTGCCGTCCGCCCCGGTTTTTCGTGGGGGCTTGGGGTAATTCGACCGCGGGGGCGGAGGACGTTTTTCCATTGATTGTTACCCTGACCTGATAAAAACTACGACATGACGCGGTAATTGCAATCTAGCCACCACGCCACAATGCCAACGCGGCCCGCGCCGTTGTGATTTGCTGCGTCCAAACGATTCGGACGGGTCTAATCACCTTTTCGGACTCGGACGCCGCAAATCGGCTCCTACGGGTTCCCGATGTGCAATCCACCACAGCCCCAGACCGACGGCATCCGCAGCGTCCAGCCCGGTATCGCCGGCGGCGGTCAAGCCGATAGCAGCCGCACGGCTCGATTTGTGACGCCCCGCCGTCCAGACGCGGGCTTGAACCATGTTCACCGCGTCCGCCCCCCAGATTTGCCGCGCGGCGTCACGGAAGGCTCGCACGGCCATCCCGTAAATTGCCATGCCCGCACCGATACCGCCCAGCCGCCGGGCCACCTTGCCGTCGGTGTCCTCGACAACCACGCAATCAATCCCCGCGTGCTCGTCGCGGAACGCCAGCAGTTCGGCCACCATCGTGTCAATTCTCGCGTGCGGCTCGTCCTTTGCCCGCCGAGGCTTGAGGAGGCCGTGCTCGATGAGCCGGCCATCGTCGGCGAGAATCGCGTATCCGGTTCGGGTGGATGATGGATCGATCGCAAGTATCACGGCGTCGGCCCTGCCCATTCGGTTACCCGCTGGTAGTCACCTTCCCACGCGAGCGGGATTTCACCGCACGGCCCGAATTTGTTTTTCAACACGATGGCCAGCATCTGCCCGTCACGGCTTGGGTCGTTCCGTTGCTGGCGATTCCAGTCCTCGCGGAAAACGCCGATGATGAGGTCGCCGTCCTGCTCGAGCGCCCCGCTGTCCCTCGCGTCGCGAAGCTGCGGCTTGGATGCGTAGTCGTCGCGGGATTGTCCGCGGTTGAGTTGGCAGCAACCGACGATCGCGATGCCCAGCCGCTTGCCGACCGACTTCACCGCCCCGCTGATTTTCGTAACCTCCGCTGTGCGGTTCGCGTGAGCGGGGGTTTCGCCGTCGATAATGTGAAGATGATCCACGAACACCACACGGCAACCGTGCCGCTGGACGAGCAGCGTCACGCACGATTCGACTTCGCTCATCTTCACCGGGGTATCGGCGATGTGGATCGGCCATTTGTACAGCCGATCGATCCCGGCCATTGCCGCGGTTAGGTCATCGGCGGCGAGTTTGCCGTGCTGGATCTTCCACGACTGAATATTTGCCACGCCACTAATCGCGTTCGTGGCAATCTTGCGGGCGTTTTCTTCGATGCTCACGATGCCGATCGGCGTACCGGCCTCGGCGAGCCGCAGCGCCATGGCCTTTGCCAATGCGGATTTGCCCATGCCCGGCCTGCCCCAGATTTGAGTGAATCCGCCAAGTGGCAATCCGCCGATGCAGTCATCCAATTCTGTGAAGCCGGTCTGGATCAACGCCGGCTGCTTGCCGCTGGTCGCTTCCTCGTACCAGTCCATCGCGACTTCGCCGAGCCGCCGGATGGCTTGCGTCGCGCCGCTTGAGGCGAGCCGTGCAAACTTCGCGGCGTAGACGTTTGCGATGCTGGGATAGTCCGCCCCGTGCGGCGCGTAGGCGTCGCGAAGAGCGTCGGTTGCAAGCCGGATGACAGACCGCCCGACGGCCTTCTCGCGGACGATTCGCGCGTAGTGCGTCGCGTGTGCCGCCGACGGCGTCGAGTTCATCAACGTGCCGAGATAGGCAACACCGCCAACCTCGTCGAGCTTCCCCGCCTGCTTGAGGCCGTCCACAATCGATACGGCGTCGATCGGCACACCGCGGCGGCGAATGTCGAGCAGCTGATCGAATATCGTGGCGTGGTCGTCGCGGTAAAAATGATCTCGCCTGACCGTCGCGGAAATCTCGGCCCACATCGCGGCGTTGTTGCCGTCGAGCATCAGCGAACCGAGCAGGCACGCCTCGGCCTCGATCGACTGCGGCGGTAGTTTTTCGGGTAGTGCGGTCATGATGAGTAAATCCTGGCACGGTCAAGGGGTTTGGAATAGCCGTTGCACTTGGCAGCAAGAAACTTCGGCAAGTCGCCGTTGAGCTTCGTAAGCGGATGGCCTTCGTAGAATTTGTCGTTGCTGGTCAGATACCGATCCACCACGGCCTTCGCTTCGATGATGTTGCGGCCGCAGCTTTCGAGGATCGATTTCACGGCGGCGGCGTCTTTTGTTTTGAACGGATACTTGTGGCCGTGGATGACTTGCCACGATTCTGTGAAGTGTTCGATGAGGGATTGATGGTCACCGGTCGGCGCCCGTGACGGCTTGCGAGTTTTTAAACCCACCGGCGAACCCGCGACAGCGGGAACTCCTTCTGCCTTTGCTTCTGCTTCTGCTTCTGCTTCTGCGTTTGTATCTGCGTCTGCGTCTGCTATGTACCGGTCATGCGTTACTGTACCGTCACGCACCGTTACTATTGCGCTACGTTTTGTAACGGTGTCGGCATTGCGTTTTAGCCTGTCGCGGTATCTTTTTTGTCTCTCGGCATTAGAAATCACGGCCTCATCTTTCGATGCCATGTCCCTATATTTGCGGTGGTTGAGCAGATGCCAGCCGCCGGGGATTTCTTCGATCCTGCGGCCCTCGTCGTCTGGCGTTCTTGAAAACTTGTCGGGCGACAGCAAACATTGGATTGCCGCAATGCAGTCGTCGATCGGCACGGAAGCAACACGGGCAAGTCCGGGGATACTGGCCTGCACCTCGCCGTTCTTGTCGGCAATGGCGAGTAGGGTTATCCAGATAATGCGGGTTGCGTTTGACTCGCCCCAGATAGTTGAAGTCACGATCGAAGAAAATAGCTTTGTGTATCCGTTTGCCACGTTGCACCTTGATTTCAACAACCGCCCAAACCGCAGCAGCAGGCCAATGGAAGAGCGACCGACCGTTAGGCTCGTACTGCTGCGGGCTGGGAGATTGTTGTAAGAAGTTCCATGTCGGTCGCTACCGCCATCCTAATTCATTGCTTGCCTTAATCAATCCCGCGACTCAATCCCGCGCATCAAACCGCCGGCGTCACGGCGGTTCTAGCTAACTTCATGCAGTACTCATTAACCGCTTGTGTATCCGTTCATTTTTGTCGTCCCTGACCTGAGTTGAATTGACTACGACGTAACGACGATGTCCTTAACGAATTCGGCAAGAGCCTGCTGCCTAATTGATTCGGTGAGCGGCAACTGTTCTTGAGTGACCGTATTTTCGCGATGGAATGTTCGGTTGTAGTCCCTAACGGTTCTCCAATAATGCCTTTTAGACTTCCTTTCGCGATGGCTAAAATAACTAACGGCCAGGGTTTTTCTGTCACCAAGAAAACAGAATTGCCAAATTTCCTGTTCAAGATCATTGATGTTGTTGGTGATTTCGATATTTGCCATACCTACTCCGTTCTGAGTTGATTTGTTTCAATCCCGCGGCACAACCCCGCGTCGGTACACCAATCTGGCGTAGTCGTCCGTGAATCCGATGTACGTCCGCTTCCCGCCGACCCGCTTCCGCGCCGGTCGCTTCCGTTTGCCGACCGTCTGATCCATCTGCCCGTCCTGCGGAAATTCCTGGTGCGGGAAAACGCCGTCGGGGGAGGCGCCGCCGGTGGGCATGCTTAGGATTCGCTGAATGATGGTCATGTTGAGACTCCAAAAAGCATTTGTTCCGGCGCGGCTGTAATGCAAGCTGGCGATAGCCACAGTCTTTCGCGTCCTTTGTTGGCGCGGCCAGTTGATTCGTCGTCGTCTGATTGCAGCCCGTAACCGCCAGTCGCTTCCCATTCTTCCACACGCCAATCGTCGGGCATCTGATGTTCGTCCTGATACCCAGCCAAAACTATTCTCATTAACGGGTTGCGGCCTTGCTCGATTGCCCATTCGCGGGCTGCGTGGGCCACTTGATCGCAGTCGTTGGCGTACAGCCCTTTCGTGCGTGTCGCGGTGTCGGCGTAGGGCGGGTCGAGAAAAACGCCGGTGATGCCGTGTAGAAAAGTGACCGACGGGCCGCAGACGCGAGACCAGTCGCCGCAACAGACGCGGACGTTGCGAAGTCGGTCGGAGAAGCCTTGCAAATATGACCTGAGCCATTCCGCCCGCTCCGCGCATTCGCTGCTACCGGTCGGCACTTTGCCGGTGTCGCCCAAGTGCGGCAGTTGCCGGTTGACGCCTTGGCCGGGGTTGCCCAAGTGCGGCCGTTGTCGGTTTACGCGGCCGGGGTTGCCCAATACCATTACCCCATCAACCGATTGCCACGGCCCTTTCCCGCTGCACCAGCCCGAACCGATCCAGCAGCATTGACCCCAGACCCACCAGCCCGCCGCCTTCGTGTCGTAAAAATCCGGGTCGCCCATAAGCCGTTCGGTGATGCGCGGCTTCTCGCCAAGCAACCACAGATGTCGGGCATGAAGATCGGCCTCATTGACTGGGTTATCCGCAGCTTCGGCCACAGCGTCGGGAGCGTGCTGCATTGCACGCCAGAAGTTTGCGAGCAGTCCGTCCGCGTCGTTCACGGTTTCGATATGGCCCGCGCCGCCGGGGCGTAGCAGCAGCACGGCAAGCGAACCGGCGAACGGTTCAACATAATTCGGCACGTCGCCAATCGCTGCCCAGACACGATCGGCCACGGAAGATTTCCCGCCGAACCACGGGAACGGCGGTTTGTAGGTGTTGTGTCGGCTCATACTTCCACCTCTTCCAGCGCCGGCATAATCTGTGAGTGATACCAATGCTCGGCCTTTTGCTTGCCGTCGGCGAGCGAGTCGCATTGGCTCGTGGCTCCTTCGTCGCTGCACGACCACGACCAGAACCATTTTGAGTTAAGCGGATCAACCGAAAACTTACCGAGGTACGACTCCGCTTCGCTTTCCATCCCGTTTTTTTTGTCGTTCCACACGAGCGGGCGTATTCGGTACGTCACTTCCCACCTCCCGCGTAACTCGGCCCGTTAATCAACAGCACTTCTGGCGCGACGGTGGTGTTGTTCGCGTCGCGTCTGCCCTGCGACACGAGCGACTTTGTCATCGCGCAATCAACTACCGTCCAGCCGGGGTACATCGCGGCAAGGTCGGGGTGGGCGTAGTAACTCACCACCACCCGCGTCTTTTGAAATCGGTTCAATGCTTCGGCGAGCCGGCGATGAGCCAGCCAATCAAAATCGTGTAGATACTTTGCGCCCTTCACCAGGTACGGCGGATCGGCGTAGATGACGACGCCGGCGGCATCTTCAATCAAACCACACAATGACAGGCCGTCGGTCGATAGGATGTTTGCATTGCGCATCCGCCTGCGCCACGCCGGAATTGATGCAACAGCGGAGTCGAATCGCTTGGCAGAATGTCCGCCATTTTTCGTGTACCGAACCGAGTATCCAAAGTTGTACCCCTTCGTTCCGGCAACCCCGTTGCGGCCAATCCACATTGCCGCAAACCAACTCACGGCGCGGTCTACATCGCAATGTCCAATTTGACTCGTGTCCAAACTAACAACGTGGTGAATCGGCTTGTCGCGAAGCTCGTCTGCGATTTCCTGGTGAAGTTGCTGGCTCATTAGCACTCGCCGGAGCCGTCGATAGAACATTGCGCCAGCAATCGGATGCCGAATTGTTCTCGCTACGTTTATCAGGTCGCCGTGCAAATCATTAACCGTCTCCATGCTCGCCGGCGGCTTGGCAAGCAGTACCGCCATCGACCCACAGAACGGCTCCCAATATGCGCGATGCTCGCCAAGTTCGGCGATGATGGTCGGGGCGAGTGTGCGCTTGCCGCCAAACCACGGCGCGATTGCCTTTATGGGCATGGTTGCCATGTGAGATACGCAGTCGCCCAAAACAACGCGAAATTCATCGGATGGATTTAATAACACTGTTTTTTGTGTGTCTGTAAGCATGTGCTTGTCCTGTATAGACTTATAAAAATTCTATTATTATTGCTATTTTGTTCTTGACTATGCTATTCAATACGATAGTATATGAGTATGAAAGCAACCAACAAAGTCAATCGCGGCGCTTCGATCCAGAATGCTTACGGGCTTCGTTATCCGGTTTATATTTTCCAAAGCGAAACCTTGGCGTTTCAGGCTACCGATCACTGTCATAAGCCCATGCGAGTCATGCTTGGAGATGCCCCCCAGTTCTGGGTTGTTTGCCCCCGCGATGCGGCAGTATTGGAAGCCGCTGGATACGAGCATGCTTTGAGGTAATCTATGATCCGCGAAGCAATCCAAAAGGAATTGGAACGGAAGGGATGGACTCATTACCGACTCGTAAAAGAGGCCGGCGTTAGTCCTGATCCCGTTTACAAATACCTTGCCGGCGAAAGGGAATGCACGACTGCGACCCTTGAGCCAGTTCTTAAGATTCTGGGTCTTATTATAAAACACAAGACGTCTCCTTGAATATCCTTTCCTGCTCAGCGGTTTCTTCGTCGATCCGCTTTGCGCCTCCTATTGCGTTCGCCCCACCCCAGTAAAACCCCGTGCGTCCGATGCTGAGCCAATGCCAGATTGCACTCTTCGTACACTCGAACGCAGCCGCCGCGTCGCCGGCGTTCGTGAACGTGCCGCGGGGCGTGACGATTTTTCGACTACATCGCCACGGGGTGAACTGCTTCGGGCGGCGCCGCTGGTGGCTGGCGGTGACGCGGCTGAGTTGGCCGAGGCAGGTGGTGATTTTTTGGGCGGTGGTCATGCTGCACCGCCTTCATAAATAACTACCGTTGATTCCGTTTCGTGAACGTCGATACGCCAGAGCGATGCTCTTTCATTAGCAAATCGGATAGCAGGAGCAACGCGACACCAAATCCATTCGGCAAGATTTTCAGCCGTTGACGGCGTGATGAACTCGTTCAGATTTCTGTGGTCTAGCACGTCTACAACCAGCCCACGGACAATCTTCCCGATTTCGGCATAGTCCATTACCCATGCCATATCGGGATCGCACAAACCGCGAACATAGACGACGATCCGATAGCTGTGCCCATGCGTCCGACCGCAAGGGTGTTCTGCTGGCAAATGATCCAAGCTATGCGCCGCCTCAAAACGGAAATCTTTTGCGACAATCACGGTGTCTCCAGTTCTGTGAAAAGTGTTTTTCGTCTTAAGTTTTTTCGCTGCTCGCTGTATCTGGCAATTCCCGAACCGTCGATACTGTCAACGCCGTTTGCCTCGCACCAGTCATGTCTCATCCATCCGTTGACTCGCCCAACATGCACCCATTTTCCTAACCACTTGGCGGATCGGATGATGTCGGCTGATGCCTGCGATTGTTTAAAACGGTCTGTCCCGCCGACAAAAATCGCGTCAAGTTTTGCCCACGGGATCGTCATATCTTCCATGCCGTCTTGAACAACCAAGGCTCTACGCCATCCCCGCACCACCCAATAAAACTCGCCGAATAATTCCAGCGTGCGGCGAGCATTCCCTACAACGTCAGGCAGAGTCACGAACAGGCATCTGTTCCGCTGCGAATAATGCCGGTCGATAAGATTCTTCCACAGCTGCGGCTCCGCCCGTTTGTATCCGCCGTTGTCGATCGCGAAGCGACTCGCACCAAAATCTGCCCGTCGCGAAAGCGGGGTCATGAGTTGCCCAACTTCTTGGCGATTGCACCCGATTTCGGTGTGAGCCGATTCAAACTGATCGCGATTTGAATCAAGCAAATAAAACAACATTTCATTGACCTTCGCTGTTCAACATCGCCTCAAGCTCCGCAACCCGGCGGTGAAGTACGCAAGCCGTCCGCTCACAATACAGATGACAACTGTGAACGCCGGCGCGTTCGGCTTCGAGGGCTTCGTGTAGGGCTTTTATCGCGTCGGCAGCTTCGATTAGCAGTTGGGCGGCTTGTCGCTTCTTAATGTGCGGCGATAGCCATTGCAGATGTTTTCTGATTTTGTGTTCAAGTTCGTTCACTTCCCACCCCCTTCGGCCCGTGTCGCCGCGAGTTTGTTATTCATGGGTTGCTCCGTGTAAGTTTGAATGCGCCGACCAAGCCATTCGATAACTGGCACCGCCATGCTGTTGCCGAGGCTGCGATACCTTGGCGTGTCGGCGGCTCCTTCAATGGCGGTAAAATTGTCGGGGAAGCCCTGTAGTCGCTCGCACTCAACCGGCGTTAATCGACGAACGCCGAAGGCATCAACGGCAACCGTAGTGCTGCTGTTCTCTTGTGCGCCGGGTGGGCGAGTTCGCACGCTCCCAGCAATGTCGGTTTGGCTTGTGTCTCTGGCCGTCTTATTGGTTCCGTGAATCGTGAACACCGCCGGTGTATGTGAGATAGAAATCGTCGGCGAAGGATCGCCATCCTTTCCGATGCCAGTTCCCGGCGCGCCACCTGATGAACCCTCGCGGCGATTGTTCGTCATGCGATCGCCACGGCTAGTTTGCCGCATATCAATCGGAATGATCGGCGTGCCCCGCCCTGTGCCGTCCTCACCCGCGTCGCATCCTTCGGCTTTCAGGGCGTGCGTGATATACGGTGGATCGTTCATAGAATTTAACGCCAAGGCGATGTCAGTTGTAAATGCGGCGTTACCCTGTCCAGACGTGGCAAAAACCGGAACGAAGTTCGGGCAATTAGCGTTAACGTGCTGGTCTTCTAAACCCCATTTCTGTGCCATTGCAGCATCAAGAGTTGACGCAATTTCAGCAGGCCAAGGTTCGATAATTATGGGGTCTTGTCCGCGTGATTCTCCGGCCCGGCTTGTACCTCTGCCGCTTGCGGACAAGGCAGCGACGATGTTGACATCATCTTCTCGCCTTCGTCCGGCGTATCCGCCCTTACCACTGCTTTCAGCGCCGCGTGTAAGGCTGGCGGCAACTCTTTCCTCCGCCGTGCGGCGCGGCGGAGTATTCCGGCGCAGGCCCGCTGACTCAAAAAGTATTTGTGCGGGATCGGCCCCACTTGCAGGGCATCGGACAACGAACACACGACGGCGGCGTTGGGCGAGTCCGAAATATTGAGCATCCAAAATTCGCCAAGCCGCAACGCCTTCGGCTCCAACAACCAAACCCGCGCTTGTCCACTTTCCATCTGGCGACACCAGCGGTTCAACTTCCCCGACCAACCCCGCAAGGAAACACCCGAAGGCGTTGGATTTGTCGGATAAAACGCCGGGGACGTTTTCCCAGAGAACGATTTGCGGCCCAACGCCAGCTTGTTCGGCGGCGGCAAGCAGTCGAACAAACACAAGGGTAAGATTTCCTCGCTAATCCGTGAGTCCCTTCCGTAGTCCGGCTACGCTGAATGCCTGGCACGGCGTTCCGGCGCACCAAACGTCAACCACGGGGAGATTCCCGCCGATGATATTGGTCATGTCGCCCAAGTTGTTATCAGTGAATCGAGCAGCGCGGACGCGATTACAAAACGAATCGACCTCGCAGGAAAACACGGATCGCCAGCCGAGTTTGCCCCATGCCACTTCCGGCGCGCCGATGCCGCTACAGAATGTGCCGAATGTGATGCTCACTTCCCATTCCCTTCCGCCCGTTCCGCCACCGTGAATTGAATCCGCTGGCGGTTGTTGATTTTGTAGAGGCTGGCCATTGTGTTCCTTCAGTTGTCGTTTCGTCGCGTCCATCACGGCACCTCCGGCAAATCCACGTCCTCGCCCGCCGATTCAGTTTTCACCGTCGCCTGAATTATGGCGAGCGACTTTTCGCATTCCTTCAATGAGGCAATCATCGAACGAATAGCAGATAGGCCGACGCTAAATCGAGTCTCGGTAATCACGCGAGCTTTGGAAAATGCACCGATATGGTCGCAGCTCCATTTCGGCTCCGACAACAGGACAATCAATTCAGCCCGTGCCGACGTTGGCGAACAATCGATGTCGTGGACTAGGGAAAAATTCATCGACATTCCAGCTATTTCTTTCATCACATCACCTCCCGCAAAATCCCGATCAGCACCATCAACCCGAACGCACACGCACACAGCCGGGGGTATGTCGTCATGCCAACCTTCCCGCTCGCCACCACGTCTCGCCGTTGTCGGTGGAGTATTCACATGTCGTCAATAGAAGTCCGTAAGACATTTCATATCCACGCAAAAAAACCATCGTTACGCCATAGCGAATGATTTCCAAAAAATCGCCGTCGGCCCATTCGCTTTTGCCCCCCGCGCCCCGCCACAGCGCCCCCTTCGGAATTGTCTGTTGGTCGAACGCCACCAACTCCGCGGCGGGCGGGGTGTTGCGGATGTCGCAGTTGAGATGGTCGAACGTCACCGCAACATCCGCGAACGCAAGACCGCATACCACTACGGCACGTCCGCTGCTAAAAAGATGTATCACGGTCGCATCGAGCCAACACCCGGCGTAATGCACTTGCACCGGCTTCGAAAAATTTGTCACGTTCATTCTCCTTAAAAGTTCCCCGGCTTCAGCGACCGGGGTTTTGAAAAGCGGGCATATACACCGGCCCGGTTACGGCCACCCGCTCTACGCTGCCGCCGTTCCATGCGGCGAAAATCACAACTTGAACAACTTCACATTTTGCACCTCCTATCTAAAGACGTTCGGTTATCTACGCCCGCAAGCCCGCGCCGCAATTAAGCAGTCGCGGGCCAATCAAGTTTCAAAATTCCCGACGACGACGTGTTCACTCGCCGCCGCCGGGGGCCGGGCACGCGCCCGGTTGTTTGTTCAAGTATCGATTCCAAACTTCCGTCAGGTCGCTCCGCTTATGTTTCGCCGTCCTGTGAGCGGCGGTTATCTTCCGATGACAACTTTTGCACACCGGCTCCAATTCAAACAACGGCGTGTCGAACGCGAGCTTGTATCCGTCCTTCGTGTGATGACATTCGACCGCCGCTCCGTTGCACCCGTCCATCTGTGCCGTACATATCTGTCCCTTCCACGCGAACACCGCCGCTCGCTTTGCCCGCCAGTGGGCCGACTTCAGGTAGGGGGCGTACTGCTCAAAAAACTGCTCGCGAAACTTTGCCATCCGTGGCCCTCGTTCAAACCTTGTCGCCATAGCCTGGGTGCTGGTGTTTCATGTGCTTGCACAAGTTCGCAAACGATCGCCTACAGCACGGGCAGACCCCATTCTTAATTCGATTCCGAAACCGCGTGTGCAAGCCACGCGCGGCGGAAAGTTGGCGGGCGACTTGTTCTGCTCGCTGTTGATTTCGTTTGCTTACTTCTTGCTCGGAGGCGATCTGCCTGCGTAGTTTTGATTCTTTGGTTTCGCCATTGAAAACTAGACTATGCCCGGCAGGACAGAAGAAACTCTCGTGCGTGTCCTGCAACTTTTCCAAGTAGGATGAAGGCATTGCGAATCGCATCCCGCATGTTGCACAGGTGGTAATTTTCAGCGTCGAAGTGAAGTCGGTCAGTGCATTCATAGTGGTTTCCACTCAATTCAAAAGCCTCATTCAAACCCCGCCGCCGACTTTCGCCGACGACGGGGGAGGGGAGAAGGAGAATCATTAGAATGGAATATCATCCGGGTCAGACCCTGCTTCGTCGCCGCCAAGTACCGCGTCCGCCGGGTTCCTGAATCCGTTCTTGGTCAGTTCGTTCCACTCTGCCGTCGCGAGATGTTCCGGGGCTTTCCCGAACACGTTCCCACAGATGAGGCGGATCTCAATTGCCACCGCCTGGGCATTGCCGGCGTCGGGAAACAGCCTCATATACTCATGCCATGCCCGCGTCTTAGCGGTCTTGAGCGGGTCGAGCGGGCCGGGGCCGGGCAGATTGTTGATCGGCGTGACGGGAGCAGCAGCACCGGGCGGGCGGAGGCGGACGCGGATCGCCAGCGTCGTCTTGCCGCCAAACTCGACTTCGGTTTCGTATAGCACGATCCGCTTGCCGAGCCATTCGTCCGTCTCGTCGCCGTAAATGTCGCTGATGGTGTTCGCGTTCGTCTTGTTGCACACCAGCGACTTATCCAGTTCGCGGAAGCCGATGATGAGCTTCATATCCTTTCCCTTCTTGTCATCGTCAAATTCCTTTGCCTCGACAGATTTGATCGTCACCGATACGTCCTGTCGGTTGAGGTCGGCATGGGTCAAATAAGTGGACGTAAAAACTTCTCCCAGTTTCATAACTTTCCCTTCGCGGTTTTACCGCACAAAACGGTCATCGAATGACAGCAGCGAATCCTTTTTCACTGGCTTGCCATCCTTTAATTCTTCCTCTTGAGTCGTTTCAAAAAGCACGTCAAACAGTTCGGGACTCCCCAGTTCATCCAGCCGCTTCCGCGACTCGCCGTGTTTGAACGCCCCGGACGACAGCACATCCCGCAGCAGGTCTACGCCGCCAAGCTCCAACATCGTCTTGGCCGTCTCGCCCAAGTCGCGGCACTTAACCGCCTTCTTGCTGCCGACGTAATACCGAACCGGGCCGATGGTTAGGTCGCCATTGGCCTTGATAAATTCAATCATTGCCGCGCCCAGCTTGGCCTTCATCGAACGCCCAAACTCGATCCACGCGTTCACCCGATCCAGCACCGCGGCGGCTCGCGCGGCGTCCGTACCGTCGGCCAGTTCTGCAATCTCAAGCTCGATTGATTGAACCGTCTCGGCTAGCTCGTTCATTGTTCGCTCCCGTAAAAACTTCACTGCTTTGCACCACAACTCCAAACGTCTCGGCCAGGTACTGAATAACCTTTTCGAGATACTCGCTAAATTCGTCGATCGTCAGACTCGTTGTCGAGCGGGTCACTTCGCCGATGACTTCTCCCGTGCCGGGGTCAACAACCGACTGTCGCAAAAACTTCCACTTGAGCATTTCGTGACAATCATCATCCGTCACCGTCGCGCCTTGGCCGCGCAGGTAATCGCCGAGCGGTGCAACCAGTGCCGGAAAGTAGTACCGCCGCTGGCGGTCGCTGTGCCGCTTCCGATACTTCACGATCTCGATCCGGTGCATCCCCTGAAGGTCGCGCACCATCGCCAGCAGAGATTGCTTCTCTCGCGGGGCCGACATATCCGCTACCAGTTCCATCGTCGCTCCGTTCGTCTTGTTGCCACGCCGCCCGTAGCGTGCGATTCAGCCGCGCGACCCACGCCGGATGCCGCCTCGTCCAGAATTGATTGATGCCGCGGTCGCTCATCGCATCACCCCGTGAACGTCGCCGCCGCACGGGTCGAGTTGGTTCAACACTTCGGCCCGCCGCAGCGTCAACTTGTCGAGTTTTTGCAAGATGCGATGCCGGATAACCGCGCCTCGTTTTGTCTCGGCCTTAATCTTGTCGTTCACTTCCTGAATGCCTCGGTTGAGCAGGCGAAGCTCCTCGGCCCGCTGGATGACGTTCGTCAAGTTTTGTTTGCTGGTGGTCATTGTGCTTTTCCCTTCAATCACGTTGGTCGTGTTCACCGGTCGTCGCTGCAATCGGTTTTGCACAGCCCCGCCGAAGTACGTTCGTCAAGTTTTGTTTGCTGGTGGTCATTATTTCTCATGCCCAAGCACCCCCACTCAAGGGGAAATCAGCCATGTATTTCTCAGACCGGGGATTCTTGCGCCGCCATTCAACAAACCGGCGCAGGGAATCCGCCACCACCTTGCGCCCCGAATTACGAGAAAGGGGCTTCTTGTTCCATACAGCGCAAAAACGATGTGCCACAAACAACAACTCTGCCGCCTCCTCAGCAATTCCAAAAAATCCTGCCACTCGCTGATTCAGGGAAATGCGCAAGTTCCTTGTGTAGTGGACGGGCTTTTTCTCAAGCACGGGATCCCCGTCAATCCAACCCCAAGATCGGGGAAACAGAATGGGGAGTTCTCCGATCGCGCACCCGTGCGTACCACATCCATGCGGCACTTGCCGAGGGTATTTTTTGTACAGCATGGCATTAACTACCCCGAAGTCGAACACCTGATGTCCAAGTTTGCCTGACTCAAGATGATCCGCCAGCTTGAGTAACCGTGCAGTGTCCATGATGAGATACTCCTTTTAAAAACCATTACCTTTCTGAATCTCGTTCGCGTTCACCGGTCGTCGTTGCAGTCCGTCTCGCACAGCCCCGTCAACTCCCGCTGGTGTGCCAATTCCAGCACCGCGTCGGTTTGGCTCTTGCCGGAATCGACGAGGTAGTTGAGCAGACGCGCGCCAATCGCCGCGGTGAGTCGCACCATGTTCCTCTCGTCGTCGCTGCGAAGTGCGAAGAACGCCCGGATGTCCACCAGCGACGCAGCAATCGTTTCCTCGCCGACGTTCCGCAGAAATTCCTTTTGTGCCGGGCCGTCCACTTCCAGCCAGTCGAGGAAATAATCGCCGGTGTCGTGCTGGTCTATGTTGTAGTCCGCTCTCGTTTCTTTCGTTGCCATCGCTTGCTCCTTTGCCGTAAGTCTATCAGTCCCAACCACTTCCCCGCCGGGGTGTCCCTAACCCTCATCCGTGGGCGGCGGGGGAGGGTTACTTGGTTTTGCTGCTCGCCGCCAGCCCCGCAACGATCAGCTCCCGCGCCGTCGCGGCCAGTGACCATCGGCGTCGCAAGGCCATTAGCTTGAGCCGTTGATGAAGTTCGGGCCGTAAATTGATATTGACGTTCTGCCAGCCGGCGTTTTTCGGTTCCTTTTGCATATCGAGGGAACTTATACCGCAGCATTTTCGATTGTCAATTACTAAAATGCAACAATTAAATAAAATAATTGGGCGCGTAAAAAAGCCGCCGAACTTGCGGCGGCGAAACGTCCGGCGGTACGGGCATCGTCGATGTCATGGCGTCGGCGCCGAAGCGGGGGTGAGTGTGTACGGGTACAGCGCGTTCCACTCATCCCGCCGATCCGCGCAGCCGCACGGCACGCCGAGCGTTGCTAAGACGGCTTTGAACGCAACACCGACCCGACCAAGCTCGCGTTCGATGGTGCTGCCGACGCCGATGTCGGCGGGTAGCGATTTCAGGGCCACTGCCTTCGCCCAACTCGGCCAGACGGATCGGGGAATCGACTTAATGCTTCCGATCTCAAACGGATAATCTGGTTGATTTGGGGCGGATGGTGTGCCGAGATAATTTTGTACCGTTTTTTCCGGCCGCTCAGCCGAGCCATACCGCGGGCCGTCAGGATGCGGGCAAAACTGCAACGAGAAATGCACCGACGATCGTTCTTGCGTGATCGAACACCGACCGGCCAAATTCAATAGTAAACACCCTTTGCAGCTCATCGATTCAGCACCAAAATCAATGAAGTGGAAAACAGTTGCGGCGGAACCGTTGATCCGTTGAACAGATAAGTATGAGACGAACACTGATTTGAATTAAAATCTAAAAGACCGACCGAAAGACAGGTTCGCTCCCGTGGATTAAAGCCTATGGGACAGTGAGAAATCATGTGAACCTGCACGCTTGCGCTAACTAGAAAAGCACCGTCAAGTATAACTCTGACCAAGACTATCCAGAAAACACAAAACTCGTCGCCCGGAGGTTCGCCACATTCGGGGTTAAGATTGTTGCCAGGAGCAATTCTTTCAAATCCGACAAAATCGAAACTCCCGCCAACAACCCGATCGAGCCGAACCGATTTTGAAAAACTCAGCGGCGAGGCCTGGGTATCGCAACTTCGGCCGTCTTCGCCACAGGTACTTCCGGTATTGATCATAAATCCAGAACCAGAAACACTAACCTCCGCGTCGATAGACGTAATTTCTGATTCAGTCCAAACGCAACATGTGCTACACGACAACAAGTTTTCACCGGGGACAAAAGTGATCGCCCCGGCTGGCCGGGTCGAAACGCTTGGATAAGTCGATCTGGCTTGATAGCAGCATCCAGAAAACCTAAATACCCAGTTGGCGGAGGTCGCAAAAATTGTCGTGGGCACATAAAGATTGCCGAGACAGTATTCTGACTGCTCGCACGGGATCGCCTTGACATATCGCAAGACGGTACTGGCACAGCACCCCTCCACGCACCCAGCGAGCAACCCGCCGGCGGCTCTGAACAGTCCAGTTGTCCCGCCGAGCAACGGCATTAGACCTCCAGCACCAGGTACTCGTAGTCGCACGCCGCCGTGTCGGCCTGGATGTACGCCGCGCCGGCGGCGACTGCCAGCGGAAACGGGTAAGCCTCGCCCGGCGGAATTTTGACGAACGGAACGTAGGTCGCGCTCGACCGTGGGCCAACTGTGATGAAATTCGTCGCGTCCAAATTCTTCACCCACAACATGCCAGGCGTGCCGATAGTCGACAGCATTGGAATCGCCAGCCCTTCGGCATTTGTAGCGGCGGTCGTCGCCACGAGCTTGCCGCTGTCATAATCCTTGCCGGCCCAATCTCGCGTGAACGAACCGCCTTTCGTGGGGATGCTGGTGCCGCCTTTGGTGGCCGAGATACTGCTTGAGATTGTAATTTCTGCTGCCATGATTCAAACTCCTTTAGGTTAGGTAACGTCCGCGGCGTTTACCGTCGCGTTAATTGGGTCGGTGTAGTAAAAACCCGCGTACAACTTATCGAGGCCCTTGAGCATGAAGGGATTTGGTGCATCCTTCGGTAGCCACTGCCCAGACCAAGGTCGCTTCGTCGCATTCGGCGTCTGATCCTCCACCTCAATCTGGTCGATAAACAGCTTGTCGCCCGCGCCGCCCGGCTGGTGCCAGATGCGGATCGGGCCGGCCTGGGTAGTGGTAGTCGCTTGAAAATCGATCCGCGTCACCACCGCACCGTTAGCACCAGCGGTCACCAGCAGCTTCGCGCCGGTGCCATCTTTGCTTGTCGAGGCGGTGTCAAGCAATACTGTGTTTGAAGCCGGTTTTGATAAAGTCATTTCTGTTATTCCTGATGATCTGCCAAAGTCGTCGCTGCCGAATAGTGACAGGCTGCCGGCTGGGGATGCGCCTGCGGGGCAGGTCGATACCTGAATCTTGTTGACCCAATCGGCTTCCACTGGGTTGGCAACGCTGGTCGCCTGAATCCAAAATGTTGTAGTGTTGTATCGGAGGTCTAACAGGCCGGACGCACCGCCCTGAAGTCGAACCGGAAGGGGGATAAAATTCTGCCCCGTTATTCGTTCCGATCGTTTGACCGATTCAACGATCCGACGAACGCCGGCGGAATCGAAAGTGTATGATTCATTTGCCATTTAAGCGAAGGGGTTTGGCAAGCCAAGAGATGTCCATGCGATTTCTGTGTACTGCACAAAGCCGGCAGCGGGAAATACAACAGGAGCGCCGCCCGTTAGCTTCACTCCTGCGCCGTTGAGCAATGCCGGAGTTGCTACGGCAACCTTGCCCGAATCGCTATCGACCATGATCCTTTTAAGTACGCCGCCGACCAAAGAATTAAAACCAGAATCGACTACTTTTAACCGCCAGTTGTCGCGCCTGAAATCGATCGGATAAGTTACTTTCCAAAACGTATAAGCCTGCTCGCGAACCTTCGTCGCTGATATTTTTCCAAGCCTTGCGAGCCTGATGGCCAATCCGTGAAACGTATCCGAGTTTGAAGTGAAGCTAAAATTAGTAATCTTGGTCGCCGGATTTGCCAACTCGTTGCGCGTTATCGACACCGACCCGCCACCCACTGGTCGTTCTGGGATTTCCGAATATAGTTCGCCGGCTGAATTTCGATACGCCGTTCCTGCCGCGTCGATCGTTTCGACGATTGAAAACTCAAGCCCCTCCCATGAAATTTCGGCGGCTCGATCTATCGGATTCTCAACAAATTCCGCCGAAAATTCCGGCGTTGCCCACGTTGCGGTATAGTAAAAAACCTGCTTCGTGGGGCTGCTGTCTCGATCGCGAGTGACGTTCACGCGAGAGACAACCAAGCCGTTGGCGTCAACGTCGCCGAGCTCCGGCATGCCTGTGAACGAACTTCGCCGCACGGTGCGAGCGGTTTCAGCACCATCGGTGCGGACGATATACGTCTCGGTTTCCTCCGAGCCGTCAAGCGATCCGTCCGCGACAATTTCAATGAGTACGATGGATAGGATCATTTAGAAGGTTGCGATTGAAGGAACACCGATCGAAATGATGCGAGACAGGATTGCCCGTTGTGTTTCCGTTTGGGTTTCCGCTTGCCGCAATATCTTCTGGTCGTTCTTCTGCTTGTCGCCGGTGGTTTTGGCTTCGATATTTGCGAGCAAGTCGGCGGTGGCGGCACTGCCGGCTTCCAATAGCTTCGGCGAGTCGAGTTCCCCTAAATCAGCCGGGCGGTCGAGTTCGTCTTTAGCTTTCGTAACCGCTCGTTGATAGGTTTCCCAGTCGATTTTCCCCATCAAAAGCAGGTCACTGAGTTGATCCAGTTGCTGCTGATACTTTTCAAACGGGAGAATATTATCTTCCATGACCTGCGCGGCGAGGTTATCCAATTCCTTTTGACGATCCTTCGCGGCCTCTAGCTCGTCCAGAGTGCTTAATAATTTCTTAGCTTCTTCGGTTTGCTCGGCGGTGGCCCCGGATGCAATGAGTTCGGCGACGGCCCGCTCCTTCTCGCTCATGCTGAATTGCTCAACCTTTGTGCGCAACTTGTCGATTGCGTCGGCGGCTTCTTCCGCACCGACATCCATCGCTTCAAAGGGGTTGTTTTTCGGCTTGGCCTCCGCCGCGGCCTTAGCTGCCTCTGCCGATTTCTTTCGCAGGTCGTCAAAAAACGTGCCAACCGCCGCTGAATTGGCCCCACTTAAAAACTTGTCCTGCGCCTCTGTGGCTGCGTCGGCCAGTTCGTCCGCCTGCTTCTTCATATCCTCGGCCATTACCGAAAAGGTGTCCGTCCATTCGATGTTGACGCCCGGCAGCAGATTTAGAAGTGCTACAACTCCTTTGCCTAGGAGGTCAATCGCAATCAAGGCCCCCGCTGCCGCGCCGACTACGATCGCCTTAAAGCTGAGCCACAGAGAATTTAATCCAGACACCCAATCCGATAGCTTCGCTACCGTCGTCGCGATCCACTCCACCGCGTTTGTCACCACTTCGCCCGATCCGCTGCCACTCGTTGCAAATGCAGTCATCGCATCAGCGGCGGCGGTAATAAATGGCGACAACTCAACCGCAATCTTTTGGCCGATCCCTTCGAAAATCTTTCCCGCCGTCGAAAGTGCATCGTTCGCTGCCTCGACTTGAGCGGCATCAACGCGGGTGAATGACAGGCCAAGTTCTTCGGCCCGCTTCTGTAGAGCGTCCATGCCCGCCACGCCCTCGAACAGAAGCGGCAGCAGGCCCTGCGCGGACTTGCCGAAGATATTGATAGCCGCGGTGGCGCGATTGCCGGGCTCGCTGATTCCCGCCAGTCCGTCGCCGATCATGGCAAATATCTGATCAGGCGACTTCCCCGAAAGATCGGCCATACTCAGGCCAACAGCCTCGAATGCCGCAACTGCACTCGCACCGGCTGCACCGCCCCCGCCAATAGCCCCCAGCGTCTTGAGCAATTTTTCCAAGCCGCCGGTCAACTCCTCATTACTTACACCGGCCAGGTCTGCGGCATATTGCAGGCCGACGAGCTTTTCCGTGGCAATGCCGAGGCGGTCGGACAACTTCGCCACACTGTCGATCGACTCAAACCCCTTCTTCGCAAAATTTACCAGCGCGGCTGCGCCAGCTTCTACAACTCGCGAGATAACCATCCCCGATGCAACCGATGCTGATTGCGCTGCAAACGACGACATGGCCTTGCGCGCCTTGCCGAAAGACGACACGAAGCCGTTGACGTTTCCACTAAGGAGAACTACGAGTTTGCCGATTGTTGTTGCCATTGCTTCGTGCGCCCCATGCGAACATCGCCGACTTTAGTTCTTCGTCATCCATCGCCTCGGCCTTTTTGCCGCGGGTCGTGAACATGAAATCGCTTAGTTGTGGCGGGGATTTGAAATTTGCCTTGACGATCCAATATGCAATTTGAGCAGAACGAAAGTCATCGCGGAAAAATCCGAACGGCTCTACGGCATAGAACGCTTGCCAGCCGAGCATGTCTTTCGCAGTCAGGATTTGCTTGAGGTGTCGCGGAGACGGGATCGAGAGTTCAAGGCAGAGTAGATAATGAAATCGCTCTGCCTCGCTTAGTTTTTTGCGTCGCCCTCAAGTTCGTCGGGAGCAAATCCGTTCAGCTTTAATGCTTCGGTGCAAATTGTTTTGACATACTTTGCGGGCATTTTCGCAAGCACCTCTGCGTCTGCGTCGGCGAACAGCCGCGCACCGTCGGCATCGCACGCACACAACAGCACCCACGCCACCAGCCACGGCGTGCCAATCTCCGTCATTGCTTTTGCGTGTTCGGTGTCCGCGACGGAAAGCGAACGAACGTAAACAGTTCCCTGCTTGCCAAGTTTTACAGGCCGAACATCGGTTGCGGAAAGCGATAACAATTCTTCGCGTGTCATATTGAATCCCTCTTATGCGCCGGCGGTGAACGTGAGCGCACCACTTACCTTGACCACGCCTTTGGCGGTGATGATGGTATCGAGCGTCAACTCCTGCACCGCGAGTGACTTGATGTAGCCTTCCCAAAGGTGTTTTGATCCGTCGGCGTACAGAATCTTGAACGCTCTATCGGCACCAATCAGGGCGTCCATGGTGTCCTGCGCCGTCTTGAGATACTCGAACGTGAATTCGGCTTCCCCGTTTTCGAGGATGCCGGAGGTGTATTCCCGTGTTGCACTCTCAAGATGAGAAATATCAATATCGGGAACCTCTTGCGTCGGCGGTGCGATCGCCGAGACGCGGGCCACGGCGGTCGCCGCTTCCGCGCCAGTGTTACCATATAAAAACGTAGCGCCCTTAGCTTTGGTTGGCATGTGCGTAACTCCAAAAAATGTTCAAGAAAAATCGCCGTTCAGAAAAGAACGAGCGCAGAAAAGTCGAGACTCATTCGGTACGTCGGTTGCTCTTCGCCGTCCTCAGCGGGTGGCGTCAAGTCTGCCGTGCCTTCGTGTTTGATATTGGCGATATTGAAGCCGCCGATCGTGCCGCCGTAGTAGTGCAGCGCGTTCTGCACCAGCAGAGCCAGCGACCTCGCCGATAACAGTGTGGCAGCATAAACATCTACCTGAAACCCTACGGTTGAATGGGATGCTTCCGCGTCAAGGCAATCGTTCGGGGTATCGCTGGTAATCTGATAGACCACGCGCGGATACGAATCGTCCTGCGCCGCCTGGGTCGGACGAATGCGCCCGCCACTCGCCGCGTTCACGGCTACATCTGCGACGAGAATTGCGCGGATAGAAGGCTCGATCATGATTATTTCTTCGCTTCGTTGACGACGCCGGCGGCGAGAGCGGACTGCGCAACATCCAATGCCTGGGACTTCGTTGAACGAAACGCCGGCCCAAGAAACGGGTGAGGTGGCGCGGGTCTTGGCCCCTCGTGGCCTTGCTCCACAAGGTGGGCGATTCTGCCCGGAACATGCTTTCTGCCCGCAACGAACCCGATGGTTTTCATGCGCGGCCCGATCGCCACGACAACCGTTCCGCTCTTGTAACTCTTTATTTTTTTGCCCAACGATTTCTTGAGCAGACCGGATCGGTTCGGAGATAACTGCCTTGCTCGTTGTAGAACCGGCGTTGCGGCCTTGCTCATTGCCGAGCGAAGTACGCTCTTTTGGACTTTCAGCGGCATTGCGCGAAGTTTTCTCGCAAGTTCCTTATCGCCATAAATAACCATTCCGGGCTTCGCCATTAAATCGACACGACTTCCGTGCAATATGCCGCGTGTTTTTTTTGCCGGCTGTCCACATCAATCAGAGCGTTGATAGAAAAAAACCTGGCGTTGAGCCGAAAGCGATGATCGGGCAGTATCGATTTATCGAATCGAAAGATGACGACGTGGGATACCGTGGCGTGAACCGCCTTGCCACGCTCTAATTCGCGGCCAGCCAGCGGAGACAATTGCACCCATACTTTTCTACTGTCGGCAAATACCACTGACCTTTCGCCCAACGTGCTTTCGGTCGTGCGGGTCGGAACCTGTATCCACAATCGAGTTCGCATCTGGCCGGCAACCATATTCGTGTCGGTCGTGTTCACGAATAGCTCCCCCACCGCAGCCGCCATGTGAGCGATTCGACGGCCATCGGCACGGCATTGATCGTACTCGCGTTCACAGCTTCGCGATTCTCATACATATGACCGACCCACAGCAGCACAAGCTGTTTCGCCGCCGCCGGTATCGTCGTGGTTGTCCAGCCCGCCGTGTAGTTCACTTGAATCGAGTTCGCCTGCGCCCGTGCCGTCGGCCATGATTTGCCATACGCCAGCACCACACGCCCGGCCTCGCGAACGGCGTCGGCGGTGTAGTTGCTCGCGTCCCACGTCTGCGTTGCGCCGGCAGCGTCTACATAGGTCAACGAAGTAATTGCCGCCAACGGCGGGCGCGGCAATTCAATGGCGTCGCCGTCTGGAAACTCGTCAAGGTACATCCGCAGCGTCTGCGTTATCAGGGCGCGTGCCGTGTCGTTTTCGACTTGCTCGCGCGCCGATTGAATGAGCCGGGTAAGCGTCCGATTCTCATCGTCGTTGTCGATTCGACAATGTTCCCGCGCTTCCGCGAGGGTGACCGGCTCGACCGTGGGGGCGGTGACTACAGAAAACGATGCCACGTTAATGATTCGCCTTTCCGCTCACGGGCTTTGTCTTGGCCGGCTCGCGAACCGCCCCTTCCTTTGGAACTTCAACGGGCCGCACTTGCTCGCCGAGTTCTGCACTCTTGGCAAACTTTCCGTCAACGAACGATTTGCCGTCAACTTCGGAAACGTCGTAGGTCTTTCCCGCCTCTAAATTTCCGTTAGGGCCGCACGCAGTGGTGATCATGGTTATTCGCATGTTTTTCTATCCGATCAAAAAGTGAAAGGTTCCTGTTTTGGTGTTGCCGCCGTTCGCGACGACGATCTTAATCCGGTCGTTCGCAAGCAGCATATTGGCCGTAACCGCAGTCCCACCTGCCGCATAGAGCGAAGCGACGCCCGCCGTGCTGTGAGTGGCCTGCCGTGGGCCGCGGGTGGCTGACGCATTAACGTCGAGTTCCGCCCATAGCGTTTCGGTTGTCGATTCGTTCGTGATCGTGAAATCAACGCCGTCCGGAAAGTCTACCTTGACGTAACGAACCTGATGCAGCGAACCGTTCACAACGGGGGAGTACACCGTTGCGTCGCCACTGGCGTCGGTCGTGGCCGAAACTGTTAATCGTTGTGCGAACATTGCGACTCCTTTAGGTGTTGGTCAGCGCGGCACTGATGACCATCTTGCCGCTGGGAAGGATAACGCCGAGGTAAGCGACTTCGATTCCGGTATCCGTCCACGTCAGGTCAATGTCGCCGTCGGCTTCGCTGATCGCCAGAAATGCCTTCTTGGCTACGAGAGCCAGAAGCGCGCCATCGGTGCCGATTGCGATTCCGGTCGAGCCGCCGGTGACGACAAATGCGTCGCCGCTAGCGTCGAATAGAACCACGATCTGTACCAATTGCCGCACGGCAATGTCAGCACCAGCGGCATCGGTAAGCTGCACGGTGATTGCCCGGACGTTTGTACTTTCCGCCCCGACCACAATGGTCGCCCCGGCAACCGCACTGCCGTTGTCGATAAATCCGCCAGATTCGACAACCACGCTGCCGCCGGACTTGACGCGCAGAACCGCCCCGTCCTGTTCACGAATGATCTTTGTGTTTTCAAGTGCCATAACAAAACTCCAATTCAAAATTGGGGGCGGGCGGATAAGGCCCGCCCCCAGGTTAAAGGGTTACGAGCCGGCAATCGACGTTGACGCCAGAACCGACGCGGTGGCCTGCGTGATCGGGCTTTTCTTCCCGACGTATCGAATGGCAATGATGCCATTGCAAACGCAGTTTTGGGTTGCACGGGTCAGCGTGCAGTAAACGTAGCGAAGCTGCGGACGGTACACGTCCACGATCAACAGCTTGTTATCCGCGTCGGTCGTTGACACGGAAGTTGCCGTTGCGGTGCCGCCGGTAATCGCCGCCGCGCCACTGGTCGAGTTTGCGGTGTTATTCAACGCCGTCAGCGTCAACACCGTTCCGCTCGTCCCGTCGCCGGTCAGGGCGATGAACACAACGCCGTCATAACCGGCCATGTCAAGGATGTCCGAAGTCAGGAGCGTAGTACCCGCAACCGCTTCAATTTCGATGTAATCAAAAGCGCAATTTCGTAAGAGAGTAGGCATGGAAAAATCTCCGTTTGGATTTGGTTGATGGAATAGTTACGCGAGTTTGACGCGGGCGAACGCCTCTTCGAGAACCGGCATGCCGTCGGTTTCCAGACGGCCAATAAAGCCCGTCTGATTCGTGGCGGCGTACAGTTCCACAAGGCGCTGAACGGTCAAGCTGAGGTTGTCGGCGATCCAATAAAACTTGAGGTCGCCGAAGAGTCCGACGTAAAGGCCGGTGGTGAATGTATTCGGCGCGTACTCGGTGATGTTGACCGGACGATCAAGCAGCGTGTTGGGCATTCCCTGCAGGCCCGGCGCCCAGAGGTATTGACCGTTGCCATCCTTGAGCTTTCGGATTTGCTTCACTGCATCGCGGTGAAAAATCCATTCGCCCGTGGCTTGATACTGTGCCTTCAATGCAAACTTTGCATTGATAAGGCCGTCGGCGGTAACCGAAGAGGTCGTGTTATCCGTCGAAACGTCCCGGCCCGTGCTGATGCCGAAGGCCGACGCGGTGAACAGGCCCAGCGGCTGTTGAGCGCCGGTGCCAGTCATAAAGCCCTTCTCCTGCGAAATGGCGTGTTTGTACGCGAGTCGTTGGGCGACGATCGATTCCGCGGAAATCGAGGAGACACGCAACAGGGTATTGCTGACTTTGATCCGCTTGGCGAGCGGGTGCGGCGCGAGTTCACGCCGACCGAACGCCATTGCCGAATCTTCATTGCCGGTGCCGAGTTCGCTCGTCCAGTCGGCATCGTCCATGTCCGTGTCGAGACTGGGAACGCCAAGCGACTTCGCGCCGTTGGCTTGGAAAACGCTGGCCTTCTGGCGGATGATGACGGCGTTGTCAACGAACTTGAGAAGCTCGGCAACCATCGTCATCGGGGCCTGCAGGTAGCCGCCGGTCACATTGATATCGGCTTGCAAGGCACGGGTTTGGTCGCCGTCCAAGCCGGTGAATCCGTTCGACAGCCATCCGCCGAAAGCCTGCCGATATTCATCGGTGGCATGCGGGATGCATTCGCCATTCTTTCTGAACAGCGGAACGCTGCGCCGGGTCGAATAGCCTTCGCCCCACGAGATCTCCCGGCGTTCATCGTCGGTAATCGCGTTGTTTTTGGGCGCGGTGTTGGCGGTAGTCGGTTCGGTACGCCGGCCCGCAGGATCGCCCTGCTGCTTGAGCCAGTCGCTTCGGGTTTCGGCCTTGATAAGAACCTGCCGCTTTTCGTCCAGCACGTCCGCGTCGGCCATCGCCTTGTCGAACTGCCCGGTTTCTTCCGGCGTCATGTCGCGCTTTTCCGCGCCGGCCTTGTCATTGATCTGGCGGGCTTGGGTCACAAGCTTTGTCCGCTCTTCTGAGATTTCTTTCAGGGTCATTAGATTGCTCCGTTAGGTTACAAAATGAAACACTTGGCCAGACGCCCACCCGCTGGGTAGCGACTTGCCTGATACGTTGCTGGCTCGACCCGATGGGCTTTGCCGGCGGGGGTTACTTGGTTGAATTACTTGGCTATCGCGGCCAATCGCAGACAGCGATCGGCGTAGTTACGCCGCGGGGTTGCCGTGGCTTCTGTTTCGAGTCGGTCAATCGCTGAACGCACTTCGGCGGTCGTTGATTCGTAGGCGGGAATGCCGGTCAAGGTCACTTCCATCAGTTCGCCGATGCTGATGATGGTGCGAACTTTGTCGTTGCCGCTGCGTTCCCACGTGCTTCGCGCGTTGTTGAACCGAAAGCTCATCCCCTTGATGTCTTTTCGCCTCACCATTTCGATAGCGTCACGGCCCGTTGTGGTGTTGCCGGGGAAGATTTCAACCGCCAGCCCTTGTCCGTCCTCGGCAATCGTGAGCGTCCCGGCACTACGCCGACCCACAATCATCTTCGTGTCGTGGTGCATGAGTGCCAGGACTTCCCGGTTGCCGGCGATCGCCTCGCGAAACGCACCGGGTGCAATCTTTTCACGGAAGCCGCCGAGGTCTAGGCTAAGCGCATTAAACATTGCCGCGTAACCGACAATCTTCGGGGGAACGTCCGCCGCATCCAGAACGCGAAGCTCGTCGGAAATAAATCTAAGTTCGGTGTCCATTGCTGGTTACTCCATTCGTTTTGAGCCGAAACTCGGCAACAATTCGGCTTACCTGCTCTGCGCTGTATTCGTCCAGGTGCATGTCGGTAGGTTCACGAACCGAATCGGCTGAACTTTTGCAGTATCCGTCGGCGATACCTGCGGCCATCGCCCCGGCATCGACCGTCAATCGCATCGACGCAACGTAGCTTTGCACCAGCGGTAGCATTGCGTTCCTTACATAAGAGCGATGTTCGTCATAAAACTTGGGGGCAAACTCGGCAAAGTCGCCGCGGGTTGCCGATTTTCTTAATACTTCTTCTTCTCGCCGGCAAATGCGGCGGGCGATGTTATCCAACAACGGCGACAATGCTTCACGCACTTCCGCGGCGTCCGGACTAGCGGGCATGGCCGGGGGCGGCGCTGCGGGGGTTGCCGGTTCTACTGGCCCACCAGAGATAGCACGCTCTATCGTGGTCATATTCATCGGCACGAAGAACGTCTTGCCCGTTCCATTCGGCAACGGGTTGCGGTTCTCGATAGAACGCCACTCGTCGTCATTGATAACGCCGTTCTGGAATTGGATTTGCAGCGCCTGTGAACGGCTGAGCGAGTCGCCGCGAAGCAATGCGTCCATTAGATGTTCCGCAAAAATATCGCGTTCATCCGCCAGCAATTTCTTGCTGATTTCCTGCTCCCACTTCACAGCCCACGGCATGATGGTATCCGTGACATACTCGATCGCCTGATGCTCGATATTGCTGAACGTAGATCGCAACAGGTGCTGAATCTTGTGCGGCGGCATACGGAACCAGCGAGCCACATCTTCGATTTGAAATTGCCGAGTCTCGATAAGTTGGCCGTCGTTCGGTTGCACCGATCCGGCGGCGTTGAATTTTAATCCCTCTTCGAGAATCGCCAGCTTGTTGGCATTATCCGGCCCCGAGTGAACCGTTTCCCACGACTTGCGAAGGTTGCCGCGAGCCTGATCGGACAGCTTGCCGGGGTGTTCGAGCATGCCGCCGAGGTTCATGCCGTTGGCGAAAAACGAAGCGGCGAATTTCTGTGCAGCAAGGGTCAGGCCCAGTGAATCCCGCCCGGTGCTGGCGATCATCAGCCCCACGATGCCGGTGATACTGAATCCCTTTAGGTGCATCACCTCATCCGAGGCTAACGTAGTTCTCCCGTCAATGATGTAGACGAGCCGCTTGCTGCTGTCTCGGTCTACCCGCACGCGCCACGGTTCGAGCGGCCACAGATACGCCGGATCGCCGCCGCGAGTTGTTTCAATCTCCGCGTAACCGCCGCCCCACAGAACCGCCGCCGCCGTTACCGCTT